TAACGAAGATCAATTCAAGAAAGTATGATAAATGAAATTTGTTTTAGTAATTATAATGTGTTCAGGTTATCAAGGAATGTGTATGGAGCCATTCAAATTTCCGGATGGATATGATGATGTTTATACTTGCTTGATGGATGGTTATCAAAAGTCAATAGATAAAACGGAAGAAATAGGTCGTAAGGAAATAAACAAACATAAGATATTTTTTAAATTTGATTGTTATGAAAGTAAAGCTTACAAAACCGCAATTCAAGGTTTCCAACTCCACGAAAAGATTTAGAGTCTTAATATCAGGCAGAAGATTCGGTAAAACATATTTAACAATTGTAGAAATGATGAAACTTGCTTGTCAAACAAACAAGATTATTTGGTATGTAGCTCCAACTCTAAAGATGGCAAAAGAGATCTGTTGGAGTGATCTCAAAAGAGTATTAGCTGAATACAATTGGATTGAAGATATTAATGAAACAACTTTATCTATAAGAATAAAAAAAACAAATAGTATAATATCTTTAAAGGGAGCAGAAAATTTTGATTCATTAAGAGGAACAGGATTAGATTTTCTTATTCTTGATGAGTTTGCTGATATTGATAAAAGAACTTGGTTTGAAGTATTAAGAGCGTCTTGTGCTGATAAAGAAGCTAGAGTTTTATTTACAGGAACTCCAAGAGGATATGGAAATTGGAGTTATGAATTATTCCTAAAAGGAAAGAAGGATCCTGAATGGGAATCTTTTCAATTCACTACTTTAGAAGGTGGGATGGTTTCTAAAGAAGAATTAGAACAAGCAAAACAAGATATTGATATAAGAACATTTAGACAAGAATTTGAAGGAACTTTTGAGAATTATGCTGGAGCTGTATATTATAATTTTCATCCTGTTGAGAGTGTAGTTAAAAAAGAGATAGATTGGAAAAAACCTTTACATATTGGGATGGATTTCAATGTTGATCCAATGAGTGCTTGTGTAGCTCAAATAGATAAAGATATTATTTATGTTGTAGATGAAATAGTTATTTATGGCTCTAATACTGATGAAATGTGCCAAGAGATAAAAGATAGATACGGAACAAAAGTACCAATAATTATATATCCGGATCCAGCTTGTAGGCAAAGAAAAACAAGTGCTGGAAGTAGAACTGATTTATCTATTTTACAAAATTCAGGATTTACAGTTAAAGCAAAATTAAAACATACTGCAATAAGAGATAGAGTAAATGTTGTGAATGCTTGTCTTAAAGATTCTAAAGGCAAAAGACATATTTTTATTAGCAATTCTTTAAAAACATTGATAAAAGGATTAGAACGACAGATATTTAAAGAAGGAACGAATATACCGTCTAAAGAAGAAGGTTATGACCATATTAACGATTCGCTCGGATATATGCTAGATTATATAAAACCTTTGACAATTAATACGATAAATTCTATTCCTCAAAGATGGAATATCAAAGAAGGAAAACATGGCATACACAAGAGACGAGGCACTAGATACTCATAAAGATTACAAAGAAACAGTAGCTCAATGGGAATATTTTATTAGATCTTATTTGGGTGGAACAGATTTTACAAATGGGCAATATCTTAATAGATACAATCTAGAATTAGATAATGAGTTCAATCAAAGACTTGCAAACACACCTTGCGATAATCATTGTAAAAATATTATTCAAATATATTCATCCTTCTTATTTAGAGTAAAACCTTCTAGAAATTTTGGATCTTTAGCTGAAGATGTTAGTTTAGAATCATTCTTAAAAGATGCAGATCTAGATGGAAGTAGTTTTAATAATGTAATCAAAGAAGCTCAAAATTATGCATCTATTTATGGGCATTGTTTTATGATCCTGGATAAACCATCTATCCAAGCAAGAACAAGAGCTGAAGAATTAAATCAAGAAATAAGACCTTACATATCAATCGTTACACCTGAAAATGTTTTAGATTGGAATTTTAAAAGAGAAGTAAATGGAAAATATTATCTTGATTATTTAAAGATAAGAGAGGAAGTAGATAAGGATGGTGGGATCTATATGAGAATGTGGTTTCCTGATAGAGTTGATACAATCTATCAAAAGGATAATGAACCACCAGCTACAATAGATACTGCCGTTAACCAAGTCGGAAAAATACCAGCAGTTATTTTATATAATTCCAAAAGCCATAAAAGAGGTATAGGAATTTCTGACTTGGCAGATATAGCAGATTTGCAAAAATCTATTTACAATGAATATTCTGAAATAGAACAATTAATTAGATTAACTAATCATCCTTCATTAGTTAAGACTCCAAGTGTAAATGCAAGTGCTGGAGCTGGAGCAGTTATTGAAATGCCTGAAGAAATAGAACCAAATTTAAAACCTTATTTACTACAACCATCTGGAGCAAACTTAAATTCAATAATGGATTCAATAAGACATAAAGTTGAAGCTATAAATAGAATCGCGCATACAGGAGCTATTAGAACAACTAAACAACAAGTAAGTTCAGGAATAGCACTTCAAACAGAATTTGAATTATTAAATGCAAGATTATCAGAAAAGGCAGATAATTTAGAATTAGCGGAAGAACAAATATTTAGATTATATGCACAATTCCAAAATAGAGAATTTGATGGAGAGATTAATTATCCGGATAGTTTCAATATTCGTGATTATGCAACAGATCTACAATTCTATTCAATGGCAAAAGCTATGAATATTGAATCTCCAACATTTAACAAAGAGATTGATAAAGAAATAATAAGATCTGTAATTGATGACGATGAAAAACTTTCACAAGCTTTTGATGAAGTTGATAGTCAAAATGAAGTTGGGCAGTTTACTGAAGATGAAGTTCAAGAAGAAAATGTTCAAGAAGAAACAGTTTAATGGCTGATAAAGTTGAAAGATTCACTAATTATAGAATTAGAAATTTAGATAGAGCTGAACAAGAATATTATAGAACACTGCAAAGAACATTAGATAAGATAGAAGATGATGTTGTAAAACTTGCTGGGCGAGATCTTCCTACACAAGCCGGAAAATTAATAGAGCTTCAAGCGGCGATAGCAATAAGACCAAAGATTAGAACGATTTTAAATACAGAATATCTTAAATGGGCAGATACAGTAACGAAAAAAGGATTCAATAGACAAGCTAAAAGAATTGAAAGAGCATTTAAAGAAATAGGAAATATTCCTATTGAGTTTCAAGAACTTACAAAGGGAGATTTGAATCTTATTAAGAATCTTAAAGTTCAAACATATACACAATTCAAAGATGTTTCTAATACATTTACAAAAAGACTATCAGATAAGATTTATCAAAATACATTAGTTGGGAGAGATTTTGTAGAATTAGAAAAAGAATTAAGACAAACTATCAATGGTATTTATAGTAAGACAGATGATAGAGAAGCTCAAAAGCTCGTAGATTTTGTAAAAGAAAATAAAAATAAAAAATCTATGCAAGTAAGAGTTGATAAAGCAGTTCAAACTTTACAATCTAAATTTGGGAGAGATAGAGCTGGAGAGAATATGAGAAGATATGCGAGTCAGATTTTAAATGATGGATTAAGGGAATTTGATGCCCAAGTAAATGCAAAAAAGGCATTAGACGCAGGATTAGAATATGTAAAATATTTTGGAGATATAATTCCTACAACTAGATCAATTTGTAGAAATGTAATTAATGGTGTATATAGTAAACGTGCTGGTAATATATTTACAGTTGATGAAGTCAGAAAATTATGGGCTACATCTTGGAAAGGTAAAAAACCCGGAGATCCATTTATAGTTAGAGGTGGGTATAACTGCCGTCATCAATGGAGTTATGTAAATATAGATTGGTACGATAAAAACGGACAATTAATAATATAGGAGCAATAATGTCAGAAGAGAAAAAGGTTAATCAACCGCAAAATGATGTTCAGGAAGCTGAAGTAAAACAAACTGAAACTGATAATAAACCTCAACCTCAATTTACTCAAGAACAACTTGATAATATTATCAAACAAAGACTAGAAGCTGAAAAGGCAAAGAATGAAAGAAATCTAGCCGATATGAAAGCGAAAGAGGAAGAAGCTCAAAAAGAAAAAGCAATCAAGGAAGCTAAAACAAAAGCAGATCTTGAAAAATTAATGCAAGAGAGAATCGCATCAAAAGAAGCTGAAATCTTAAAATATAAAAATGAGATTAAGAAGGAAAGAATAGATAATTCATTATTATCTGTTGCATCTAAAAATAATGCTATCAATCCTCAACAAGTAGTAGATCTTATTAAGAATCAAGTAAGATTAAGCGATGATAATCGTATAGAGATACTTGATAATAATAATAATATTCGCTATAACACAAAAGGAGAGTTGTTTAGCATAGAAGATCGTGTTAAAGAATTTTTAGAGGCGAACCCACATTTTTCCGTAAGTGGTAAATCTGGTACAGGAAGCCAGAGTTCTGTCGGTGGTAAAACTGTAAAACCTTTTAATATTCAGGATTTAGATATGAGCAAGGAAGAAGATCGTAAACGATATGCAGAATATCGTAAACAACGAGATTCTAAACCAGTTCAAATTAATTTAACAAATAAATAAACGGAGATAAAACACAATGGCAAACGAAGTAACATCAAGTTCCGTCAGCGAGCTTTACACAGAAATCGTGGCGGAAGCATTATTCGTAGCAAGTGAGCAATCTATAATGAGACCACTTGTACGAAATTATGCAGTTGCTGGTGGTGGAAAGTCAGTAGAAGTTCCGATTTACTCAACTGTTTCGGCAGCGGCAGTAAACGAAGCAACTGATTTATCTAACACGGCAATAGATCCGACTTCAGTAACAATAACTTGTTCTGAAAACGGCGTAATGACGACGCTAACAGACCTAGCAAGGCAATCAGCTCCAAGAAATGTAGCTGGTGATATTGGTAGATTGTTTGGTGAAGCAATTGCAAAGAAACAAGATTTAGACTTAACAGCTCTATTTGATGGTTTCTCAAACACAGTTGGCTCCACAGCGGCGGCAGTAACAGTAGAACACTTCTTTCAAGCAATCGCAACATTAAGAAGAAACAATGTGCCTTTAAATGATGTAGTAGCAGTATTCCATCCGGATATTGCTTATGATCTTAAAAAAGGAATCACAAACACATTTGCAACTTCCGGAAATGTTTCTGATCTTGCAAACGAAGCACTAAGAAATGGTTTCATTGGAAGTTTAGGTGGAATCAGAATCTTTGAAACTTCAAACATCGCTAATACAGGAAACGCAGGTGATTTTAAATCAGCTATGTTCCATAGAGATGCTTTAGGAATGGCTATGATGCAGGACCTCAAGATTGAAACGCAACGCGACGCCAGCT